ATTGTAAACTCCTCATCTTCTCCTGTAACAGGGTTACGCACTTTGGTAACTAATTGTAGTAAACGCAATAGTCTTGTTTTGCTATGTTCAACTCCTTTAGGTTTCCCTGCTGGGTTTCCTGATACTCCTTTTGGGAATGGGGTTAAGTTTTGTTCATTTGCCATTTCTCACTGAATTTTCATTGAATTACAAAGGTAATCCGTTCTTCTTGATAATCAATGATGGGTCTAGTTTCTTCATTCGGTCAATAATAACTTGGCAGTACTTTGGGTCAAGTTCCATACCATAGCATTTGCGTTTTAGTTGATGTGATGCAACCATTGTTGTTCCTGTTCCACAAAATTGGTCTAATACAATATCTTTTTCTTTAGTAAATTGTAATGCCCATTCAGGTAAATCAATTGGGAAAGTTGCAGCGTGAACACTTGAAAATTCATTGTTTCTATTAGGTTTGCCTCTATATATGTTTGGAACAGTTCCCCTAAATTTTGCATTTGGTATTGCTCTGGAAGCTTTATCTTTTGAAGATATAAAGAACATATATTCCCAAGCAGATGTCATTACATTTTCAGCCATTGCAGGTGCTCCGTGTCCTTTATCCCATATTGCAACATCAATAAAATTGTCTTTATATTGATATAAATATTCTATTAAAGCTATTTTGTTACCTGCTAAACTTTGAATATTACAAATTAAATAATCACTATTCAATAATGCGTTATTTGTAAATCCTGTTAATAAATCTAAATAATTATCTTTTGTTTGATTATCGTTGTATTCATTGTATTTATTATCAATTGTATGTGTATTACCACTTAATGCCTCACTTTTTCCTGCATTATATGGTGGACTTGTAAATGATAATTCTGCCTTTTGTCCGTTCATTAGTTTAGCAACTTGGTCGCTATCCGTACTATCACCACAAAGCAATCTATGTTCGCCTATCTCAAATAAATCTCCTAATACAATATCGGTTTCAGTTCCGCCATCAGGTACTGCAAAGTCATCTTCTTCGGCTTCTAAATTGTTTACATCAAAGTTTGGTATGTCTAATCCCCAATCGGTAAGTTCCTGTGCATCCCAATTGTTAGCAAGGTCATCCCAATCCCATTCGCCATATCCGACATTGTCTTTTACAATAAATTCCTTTTTCTTTTCCTCGCTTAAATTGTTAGCGTGTATTACAGGTACATCCGTAAGCCCAGCTTCAATACAAGCCTTTAGTCTCATATTACCACCTAAAACCATATTGTTTTCATCTATTACAATTGGTCTTAATTCAAGCATTTGTGGGAAATCTTGAATTGATTTTACAAGTTGTTTAAACTTATTATCCTTTATGATTCTAGGATTGTTTGGGTTTGGTTTGATTTCGTTGATTTTCATTATCGGTTTTTAGTTGGTGTTCTTATGGATGCAGTTTGTGGCACTTCTTTAATTTTTAAGTTATTAACCCCCAATTTTGTGTTACACATAGAGCAGGTAACATTCTTTTTTGGTAGTTCGGATTTCCAAACATAATATTCCATTATGCAACCACATTTGCACTTATATTCTCTTTTACAAAATGTATCTTTCATTATCCTTGTCTATTGTATGGTTTTGTTGGTTTATCTTTTGGTCCATTACTTTTCTTATACTTACCTTTTTTTCTTGTGCCAAAGTTTACCTTCCCAGCTGCGTTTAGTTTCGCCATTACTTGTATTTTTCTATTAATTCGTTTAATTCAGTCCTTGACCATTTCTTTATGAGCCTGTGTTGGCTTTCTAGGTGTAATACCATTCGTTCGCCTATCTTATCAATTAGGTTTCTACGATAACCTATCAGGTGGAATTGGTCAAATCCGTTACAAGATTTACATTCTCCGTTTACATTATACTCATCAAATCTTAATGCTGAACTTCCCTTGACAGGAACATAATGCCCAGCATCCATATATTCAAAATCCTTTACTTGACCGCAACTAATACAAGTAAAATATCCATCTTGACTATCTCTAGTCCTAATGTATCGGTTAAATATTTGTTGAGCCTTTGCCGTTAATCTTGGGATTGATTGTAAAGCCATAATGCAAAATTAGGGTTTTATAGTACGAAAAACAACTATTCGGTCTTTATGGTTAAATCTTTTCTTGTTCACAGGGTTTAATGATTGTTTAATTTGGTATTCATTTACACCTGTTATTCTTTTTGCGTAGGATATGGATTTAAATATTGTTTCTTGTTTATTGTCTAGGTATATCATTCTCACAGGTTGTGCGTTTTCTGCTCCGTTCATATAATTAAAGTCAATTGTTTTTTAAGGTCTAATTCATCAATAACATCATTCAAATCAATAATATCAATTTCGTATAAATCTGCCTTTGTTTCAAATGTTGTTCCGTTACTCCTTTCTCGTATTGTTCCTTTTGGATAATACTTTCTTTTGTTAATAAATTCTTGTTTTGTTATCCAGCCACAAATTGTAAGTACTTTATTTAATTTGTTATAACTGCAAAATATGTAACCTTCAGGATTAAAATAGTCCTGTAATGCAATAAAGTTATTTGTATAATTAGGCTTTACGCTTGTAGTTCTGCCCATTGTTTTTACATCTAAACTTATTGAGCCAAAAATATTGGTATAAACTATATCAATTCCATTATCAAATCCATCATTTCCGTTTATATGTCCTAATTGGAATAATTCCATTACTACACTTTGACCAATAATACCTGTAAGTTGTTGTTCTTTATTACCATTTGCGGTGCTTCTTTGACCAAAATTGTATTTATCAATTTGTTGTTCGCAATGTTTTATAATGCTATTTTTTACTTGAATATCAAACATTTTTTAATAATCGTTTTACTTCGTAGTAAATATCAAATGTTACCAATATTATAATGGCAAGTACAAAGCCAATAAATATCCTCGTGAATTCAATTGTTAGTTTAAATAGTTCTTTCATAGTTGGTTATTAAAGTGCATCATTAAAGAATATTTTTTACATTGTTGCCTCATTGTTTCCTCATCAATTAGCATATCATCAGGTTTCTTTGATTGTGCTAAAAATACTGCCCTTACTTTGGCTTTAATCATTTCCCCTTGTTCCTTTGATATTTTAATTTGTTTACGCTTCCATAGGTAATCAAATACTTGATGGTTTAAGAACTTCCAATTCTTTTGTTCCGATTTAATCCAGTATTCTTGCTCATCCTTAATGGCTTGTTCCTCATCTATTTGCATAGGTAATTGTTTTATTTCTTGTGGTTCAATTTTGTTTCTAACTTGTATAGCTATTTTTTTATAACTTGACATTACCTCGCCAATTAATTTTGGGTTAAAGTTTATGTGATTGCCAACTGTTAACTTATCTTCTGCGTAAAGTTTAAATGCAACTCCTAATTCTTTTAGTTTGTATTGTCCATAAGTTTCTATAACAAACTGGACACAAAATTCAAATATTTCCTGTGATGGTATTTGTGTTCCACTTAATGCAAGGCAAGTTTTTAAATGCTCTTTGACCTCAATATGTGAGCATTGTCCAATATTTGTTGATTTTAATGCTTCTGCAACTTTTAATTCATCCTTATCAAAGGTTTTTAAGTTTAATGAATTCTCTTTCAGCGTAGGAAAGTTTGTTGCTGCTGGGATTAGTTCGGTTAATGATTTCATCGTTCCAAGATTTATTGTTTAAGAATGTTTCAGGGTTTTTACGGAATTGTTTGTCAGGTTGTACTATTTTATAAGATTCTATAAATTTAAACGCTTTTTCTCTTTCTTCATCGTTTAAAGAATCCCATTTCTTTTTTATTAAATTTTTATTACCAACTCTTTTGTCGTAATAATCCCAAAAGAAATCAAAATCAATATTTATTTCTTTTACTTTTATTTCTTTTTCTTTTATTTCTTTTACTTTACTTTCCTTTGCATTACCCTCCCCAATAGCCACCCTATTACCCCACCTATTAGCGGCACCATTTTTACCACTTTCGCTTAACTTTAATCTTAATTGTAAATGTTCTTGTAAACGTTCTGACCAAAACTCCCCTGAATCAATTGTAAATAAGCCGAAATTCATTAATACACCATTGACTTTTACATCAGTGCAATGCATTTGCATAGCAAGTACAGGGATAAGTTCAAGTGGTAATTTGCCTCCAGCGTTGGCTAATTGTTCAATTAAATACCAATAAATACCATAGCCTTCCATTCCTAATTGATGCCTTAAAAAAAGGACTTTTGTATCATTTGCAGCATTATAATCGTGGCTGAAATAATATGTATTACTTTTCATAAATAAAAAAGCCCTCGGAATTGCTGGTAGTTGCAGTACCAACGCATCTTCGGGCAATAAGTTTAGAATAGAATCTGCAACATTCTTAAACGAAGATAAATTATTT